TCTTCACCGGCCCCTGCGTGATGGGTTCGCCGTCGCTCAGCGTGCCACCCCGCGCCCAGAACGTGCTCGCCAGCAAGATCAACACCGACGCGGCCAGCACCACACTCAAGAATCTCTCTGTCCTGCTCATCTCGTTGCTCCTCTCAGGCCGCTGGGGAGGTTGAGGTCCCTCCCCCTTGGCTTGCTTGCGCTGCGTCTCGTCAAGGCAGGTTGGTCAGAACAATCGAGGGAATGTTCGTGATCACAACCATCGTGCCCGCCGCATGGGTCGCCACCGCCGTGACCTGCGTCACCATGGTGCCGGTGTTCCCAGTGTGCGCCGCCGTCGCGCTGACAAACACGTTGGTCACGTATCCATCCGCGTTAGTCGGCCACAGCACGGTGACAGAGATCGCAGGTGGACTCGTGTACACCAGCATCGTCTGCCGCGTCACTGCGACGGTGGGCGGGTTCGTGTGAATCTCCCCGCTCGAACTGGTCACCAGCCCTGTGACCATCCCACCGGCCAGCATGATCTGACTCACGCCATTTGAGGTGAGGACCAGATTGGTCTTCCCGGTCTCAGGCGACCAGAAGATCATGTCGCCCTGCCCCACCGGCCCGCTCCACTTCACTGCGATGTCTTGTGCCGCCTGCACAACCGCCGCCAGAGCAAGGATGATCAGGAAGAACCAGAGCATCCCGCCGTACTGCTTTTGTTTGTTCATCAGAACTGCCTCCTCAGGCTCGTCTCGTCGCTTGGCTTGGGCAGGCCGGGACCTTCCCGACCCGCCCGCACCGATGTTGCTTTACCACGCGGTCGGCATGTTCTCGGCCCCACGCGCAACGCGGGGTTCGTACATCTCGTAGATCACGGTGTGCTTTTCCGTGGCCGTGGTGATGTCCGAGAGGTCGAGCCGGATGTAGACGTTCTCGCTGCCGAACGTGTCGGTGTCGAGCATCTCTGCCCGGACCTCGAACACGTACAGCGCGGTCTTGTTCCGCACGCCAGCCGCCAGCGTCGCCGCCGTGACCTTCGTCAGGGCGTCGGCCGCCATCACGTCCTCGTTCTTCCAGTACTCGCTGAACGCGAGCGCCGTCGCGCAGGACGCCGTCGTCCCCTGCTTGAGCGTCACCGCACCGCCCGCCACCGCTGCATCGTTGCACTCAATGGCCAGCAGAATCCGGCACCGCATGTAGTCCTTCATCGAGACGCCGTTGCCCGCCGTCTGCAACCCACCCGTACCGGCGATTGCGTCCTTGATGACGACCTGACTGTTTTCAACCAATCTCATTGTCGTACTCCTTCGTCTTTCTTCTTTGTCGCTACAACTTTGTTACTCGCAACCCACTCAGGTCGCGGGCAGCCGAACCACGGGACTCAGCGTGTCGCCGTACACGGGCGTCATCGCCGCAACGGATTCGTTCTGTCCGTCGATGTACTTGGTCATGCGGAATGCGGTCTGCCCCAAGTCGAACTTGAGGTGGATGGACTGAGCGATCTCAGGCCCGGTCTGATCGTCAGCAACGCTGTAGTCGCTGAAGTCAACCAAGTCAACACAACCGGCAGTGCCAATCGCAGGGACCTTCTCCGTCCACGCGATCGGGTATCCCCAGAGGGACTGGCCCGGCTTCCCGGCCACGTTGTTCGTGAACACGGGCGCACCACCTGTGCCTGCCGCGATGTTGAACAGCGGGAGCTGCGGGAACACGGTCCGATTCATCAGCCACGCAACCGACCCCTCTTGACGCACCTTGAGCCGTGCGAACATCTTCGTGCTGTTCTCCAGCACAAAGGTCGTGGCCTTCTGGTTCGTCTCTTTGGTGATGTCGATCTTGCAGGCTGCGTTGAGGATGCCCAGCGGCTGACTCCCACCCTTACCGATCAGGAAGCACAGGTCCTCTTTCCAACCCACGGCTTCACCGAACTTCGGAATGAGCCAGCTGCCCAGCGAGACCGGGGACCACTTGATCCACTCTTCACTGGCGTAGCCCATGGCGGTCATCTTCTTCAGCTTGAACTCGAGCATGTCGAGCTTCGGCTTGCTGGCCGTGCCTGCGGCGTTCTCGTCGTCGAAGTAGATCGAGATGCCACCGTACACGGTCCCGGTGCTGTGGTCCACGTCCCGCAGGTAAGGGATGCGCAACAGCTGCGTCCCCATGGTCACGCGCCCAGCCCGAGGACGCACGATGGCGTTCTCAAGCGAGGCCTGCTGGATCATCGCGCTCGCCGCGCTGAAGATCAGGTACCCGCCGCTCTCGTCGTCGTTGATGATCATACCGTCGCCTGCGGCTTTGGTGACCATCTTGTCGGACCGCTCGCGGCACTTCATCAGCGCCTCAGGCTCACGCCCACCACGGGCTGCCTTCTGCACATCGACCGCGAACCGGCCAAAGGCAAAGTTGATCTCGCCCTTGCTCAGGTCCTTGGCGGCCTTGGTGCAGCCCGGCAGATACCCGAAGGTTGGGTCTTCGTCCGAGTTGTCCTTGACGCTGATGTGGATCATCTTGGACGATCCGGACGCCATATCCTTCAGCGACTTCTCGACCGCGTCGGTGGCGGCCTTGACTGCGGCGTCGTTGATTGACTTCTGGTCAACCTGCGCGGCGGCCTGCTCCACGACCTCTTCCCCGGACTTGTCGGCCACGATGCTCTTGAACGTGGCTTCGTCCACCTCCAGGACGGTGCCTTCCGCGTGGCCCATCCAGGATTTTGTGATTCTGACTTTCTTCTTCACTTCATTCCCTTTCTCAACTGAACCCTGACATAGTCGCTTGGTTGGGCAGGGGCGACTGTTGCCCTGCATACCGCACCGCTCGCCTCGGCCACTGTGCTCGGTCCCTGCGTTGCCGCGTCGGGGATGGAGCTGTGTCCGTTTGACTTCACTGCTAACATAACCTTCCTGTGTGCCGCGCCATGGCCAGCACCACGGCGTCGCCTATGTCCTTGCTGATGACCTCTTCATTCGGTGGGGTGTACAGCACCTTCACCTGCGGGGCCGGGCGCACCACCTTGACGCTCTTCTCCTTGACGTCCAGCGGGCACTTGCCGTCCTTCGACAGTTCCGGGCATTCTTTGCCGAATGCTGAGCACGCCTTGTCGTTGCACTTGCCCTTGTCGCTGCACTCGGGGCACTCCGCCGCCTTGACCTCGTCACCCTTCTTCTCGCTCGCCTTCCCGCTGCTCGCCTGCATCTTGCCTTTGCAGCCGTCCTCAGCACACGGAGTGCCGGATTCGCAGTCGGCCTCAGCGCCGCACTCAGAGCAGGTGCAGGGCTGGGCTTTGTCGGCGGCCTTGGTGCTGAGAGTCTCCACCACCACGTCGCTGTAGCCCTTGGCCTCATTGTCACTGGTGAGATACACCGTGCGGCGCACCACCTCGACCGGGTCGCCCACGAGCGAGACCTTGCCGCCCACTGCCGCGTAGCCTTGCGAGAACACCTTGCCTTCGCGGCTGAACACGAAGTGGTCGTCAAACACGTCCATGATATAGCCGTACCCAATAGCCTTCGACTCACCTTCAGTCTTCGGCGTGACGAGCGTGGTCAACTCCTGCCGCAGCTCATCCATGCTGAGCGTGCCCATGCCCTTGTTGACCGGCACCACCAGCGCGTCGGCCTTGCCCCACCCCAGCTGCTTGAGCACCTTGTCGTCCAGCGCCATGCCCTTGACCGTGGCGATCTCCTCGGCGTCGGGATTGCACGGCACGCTCACAAAGGAGTGCTCCAGCAGCACGCCACCCGTGATGATGCGGCTGACGGACTTCTCGGCCCGCGCCTTGTCGAACTCCTTCCACTCGCGCTGGAGTCCATTCGCCACCGTGTCCCAGTCCCTCGCGCCCGGCTTGGTGTAGCTGAGCGGCACGAACCCCACGCTGCTGCTCTTGAGGTGCCCTTGGCTGACCAAGTGCCACACCACGTTCGCCAGCGTGCCCTCGCCCGTGTCGGCGTGGTTGGTCAGCGCCTTGATGCCGAAGTCATCCGCCTCGATCATCTCGTCGCTGCCCACGGGCAAGAGGCTGTAATTGTGGTTGACCAAGACGTGCATGTACTTGCGGAACTCACGCAGGTCGAGTGACTTGGGGATAACGATCTCGTCGTCGCGGTCCTGCGTGCGGGTGCTGACGTACTTCAGGCTCTGCCGCTTCTCCGGGTGGATGGCGTCCACGCGGGCCTTCTCGCTGTGGCTGTGGCGGTGCAGCTCCAAGTCGTCCGTCTTCTGCCCCGCCTCCTGTGCGGCGTGGTGCACCGCGTCCTTCACGGCAGCGGGCAGATAAGGCATCATCTCAACAATGCGGATGCAAGTCTTCATTCAGTCAGTCTCCTTTTGCTTCTTCTGCCACGCGGCGTAGTCCTCGGCCTCGGCCAGCAGGGCGGCGTAGCGCGGGTCGTCCTTGGGCACGGGCAGGGGGCCGTCCCCCAGCACGCCGTCGCCCTCGGCCCGGAGCCACGCGTACAACACGCCGCTCTCAACGTAAGGCATCATGTGCTCTTCTTCTCGTAGGTGCTTTTGATCAGTGTGGTGAACTTGCCCAGCCACTCCCGGTCGCATTGCCAGAAAGAAGTGTCGGCCTTCACTTCGCCGAAGCGCACCACGTGTGCGAACCCCTCGGCAAACATTTCCTGCATCCCGGCATCACCACCCTTGCCACCCTGCTTCAAGTAGCTCCCGAGTTTGTCGTAGCCCTGCGTGTGCAAGTCGCTGAGCGCAGTCCGGAACGTGGTGATGGAGTCATCAGAGCCCATAGCATAGGACAAGGCGGAGTGGTGCAGCAGGTGCCCCACCTCATGCCCCACAAGTGACGCGCTGCCGTGGCCGCTGCCGCCGCCCAAGCCGCCGCAGTAAGCTTCCTTCTTGAACCAGTTGGCACAGCCCGGCACCTTGTCCCACGTAGAACCCTTGGGGTGTCCACGGGGTTGCACGCCGGAGAGGTGTTCGTTGGAGTCGATCTTGGGGACGTTCTTATCGCTGAGGTAGACCTTGCTTCCGAAGGCACGGAGCTTCTCAGCGGCCTCGGGTGGGATCTTGTTCAAGTGCATGAGATGGTCGTGCATTGCGCCGGTGGTTGCCGGGGCTTCGAGCACCAGCTTGTCGCCCCACTCCTTGTGGAGCTGGGCAGCGAGCGCCGAGTTCTTGTAGTAGTCCGGGGTGGTGTCGTCCGCCTTGGGTTCCACCTTGGGTTCGGTCTCGGTGCTGGTCTTGGGGGCCTTGTCCTGCGTGGCGCGGGTGTGCTGGCCTTGCAGCTCGGCGTCTACGTCAGCGCGCCCGCTGCTGACGAGCCAGCGGTGGCGGCGGATCAGGCGCATGTTCGGGTCCTTGAGCGGATCCTTGACGCGCAGGTCCGCAGCGATCTCCTCGTTCGTCTTGCCCGCCTTTATGCCTTGGTAGATGGTCATGCTGTTGCTGCCGGGCGTGGCCGGGGCCTCTCCACCGCCGCCCGCTGTGCTCCCACCCACCTCACCGGGCCGCCCCGCGTGCCCGAAGTTGCCACTGCCGGGGCCACCTTTGAATGCCTTGTCCTCTTCGTCGGTCTCAGCGGCCAGTTCGCCCACAATCGCACACCGACAGTTTGGATGGAGCGGTGGACCGCCCACGTCGCTGTAGTCCTGTGCCATGCTGATCTCTTTGCCGCCCCACTCCACCTCTTGCTCCTCACCCTTGTCGAGGAAGTTCTCGTCCAGCTCGATCACGGTGCCGTTCATGTCCAAACAGAACGGACAGGCGTCTGCCGCTGCCACCCACACCTTGCGATCCACCACGCCGGTGCTGCGCCACGCCTCTATGTGCCCCGCGCTGTATGCACGGGCGCTCTCAGTGCGGGCAATCATCTCGCTGCGATAACCTTCGATCCACTCATCGCTGAGGTCACTGATCCGGTTGGCGAGCTGTGAGATAGGCTCACCGTTCTCCATCCCTTCCAACAGCTCCTCGCGTAAGGCGTCAGCGGTGGTCTGGTTGATCCCTTGTGCGAACGCGAACATCTCCCGCTCCAGCGCGGCCAGCACCTCGGGGTCGTCGATCCACTCAGGGATTTCGATTGCGCCGCGTGCCTTGGCCTTCTCATCAACTGCGCCGACAGCGAACTCCACCTCCGCGCTCTCCGCCACCACGCCCCACGGCATGTAGACCATCTTTGCCGCGTGCTTGGGGAAGCGCCGCACCTGCTTGAGCGCCCTGTCCCCGCCCGCCTTGTAGACGCCCAGCAGCACGGGGCGCACGGCGTCGGCCACGCGCTTGTCCCAACTGCCACTCAGCAGGTCCTTGGCCTTGGGTTGCTTCATCAGCGCGGGCAGCTTCTCCAGCACCTCGTCGCGCTGCTTGGCGAGCAGGTCCTTGACGATGACGCGCACGCGGCGCTCCGCCCCTGCGGGCACTGTGGCCCCGGCGAGCGCCTTGCCTTCGTGCTGATGTGTATGGAGGAAAGTCTTCATGTTTTGTCGGATAACCTCTGTCGAGCACGATCCCATCCAGCACGTTCAGACGCCGAAGCAGAACCACGTTCGCCGCCTGTGCCGTGTCTGCCTATATCTTCGATGATGCGCTGTGCCTCTTTGTGTGCCGACTCCAGAGAGGGAGAAGTTGTGGTATGCTCTTTCTCTCCCTCGAAGTGTGTCACGTCAAACAGTCCGTCCTTGTTTTCACGGATATGGACGGTTGTCTTCTTGTCTCCGCTTCGCACCACATACTTACCCTTCCCAGTCTCCTCCAACTTGCCACCGCCCTTTCCACCTGAATGGGACACCTCAGTACCAAATCGCTCCTTGGCTGCATCAGCAGCAGATTGTCCATCCCGTATAAACACAGGCTGCCCGTGCATCGTCACCCACTGTCCGCCCTCGTCTTCACCCTTCCGCGTCAGCGTCTCCAGCACGTCGCGCGTGGCCCGCACCCTGTCGGGGTCGAGCCGGTCGAACCTGCCACCCTCATTCCGCACCCGCAGCTTCACTGGCACGCCTGCTAAAGTTGGGTGCACGTAAGCGCCCTCCACCTCCATGGTGAGGCCGTCAGCAGCACTCTTCTTAGCAGTAGCAATTGCCTTCTCCTTCGCCTTGTCGGCGTCGGCCTTGGCCCGCTCCTCATCCGTCTGGTCGGCAGCGGAAGAGGCACCACCGGGCAAGCCGCTATCCTTGCCACCAGCTGATGAGGCCGACCCGGCAAAAGGTGCTCCCTCTCCCTCAGGTGGCGTCTGCGTGCTGCCCAGTGGTGCAATGCCTGCGGATACAAGTGGCAAGTCTCCCCACTCGACGGGGTCCTCGCCGTTGCGCTTGCGTATCTCGTTGATCGTTACTTGGTAGGTGTTGAGCCGCTGCGCGTCCTCAGCGTTCTGGAGCACGCGGTCCTTGGGCACCGGGTTGTCAAAGGCGAGGAACAGCCGCCCGTCATAGAGCGGGCAGAGCTGCTCGTTCAGCTTCTCCTCAACCCGCGTGCAGCGCGGGAGCGTGTTGAACTGCGCCATGAAGAGGTCGCTGCCTTCCAACCCGCTGCGCGGTGCGCGGCTGATGTAGCTGCTGTCCACAAGGCCGAGCGGCACGGGGAAGGCAGCGCAGATCTTCTTGAGGATCCAGTCCTCGCCTTCATTGAATTTCAGCTCGCTGGGGTTCCACCCCACCTTGTCTATCTCGTACCTGAAGTCCGTCACCTTGACCTTGCCCGCGTTCTTCGCACCTCGGAAGGTGGCGTTCCACTCCCGCTCCACCTGTGCACGCTCGTCGGGGGCCAGCTCGCCCTCAAGGTACTTGACGATCAGGTCGGGCCGCGCCATGTTGCCCATGGTGGCCAGCACGAACTTCTCGCGCAGCTCTTGGCTCTCAATGGCGTAGGCGGCGGCCTGCACCGGCCCCATGCCGTACCACGGGTCAATGGGGTTCGGGTACTTGAAGTGGATGACGTTCTCGGGGGGCAGCTCGAGCCGCGTGTCGTTCCCGAACGCGTTGTTGTACCCGTACCAGTACCCGGCCACGAACTTCTGCTTGTCCGGGATGATCCGCACCCACTGGCTCCGCAGCACGAAGAACTTGGTGGGCACTCCCAGCTTGTCGCGCTCCATCATCCAGTAGGCGTCGCCCGTCAAGTCGAGCATGGTGCAGGTGAGCTCCTTGACCTCGTAGCCGTTCTCCTGCTCGTTCACGTTCTGCAAAAGGTCGAGGAGCGGATGTTCTTCCAACTCCTCGAAGTCCTCCGCCCCGGCCACGTGGTCAAGAGACTTGGACAGGCGGGCACGCAGCCACGCCGTCTGCACTCGGTCCACAGGTCGGGCGGAGAAGTTCTTAACACGTGGCTCGCCCTTGCCGCGGGAGGCATAGAGCTTGAGAGGCGTAGTGGCAAAGCGGATCGCGCTGGCGTTGACGCAGGCATATACCCAACCCCAGTACTTGCGGACGAGTGCGTCTTGGCTGACGTCGGGGAGCTTGCCGTAGCGCGTCATGAACTCGAGGACGCCGCTGGGCAGGCTGGCCTGCACCACCTTGCCGAAGAGCGCGTTGCCCACCGCCTTTACACGTGTGACAATGTTCATACTCGTAGTCGGCTCCCCACCCAACATGACGGGTCGTTGTAGATCCTGTCGAACCGCTGCTCGTCGGTCTCCACTGCACCGCCGCCGTGCTGGGGCACTGTGACCACCGCACCACGGTCGCCCGGCGTGGAGAGCGCTGCATTGAAGCTCACCTGCTGCCGGTGCGCCTGAATGCGCCGCCGCAACTGATCGGCCAAGGTCTCGCCAGAAGACGCCGTTGGCACAAGTGCCGGGGCAGTGCTCTTCCGGGCCGCCTGCGTTACGCTGGGCCGTTCAGCCGCCGCACTGGGGGCTTGGGCCGGTGCCGGGGTTGCCACGGGGCGGATAATGGTGCGCTTGGGGGTGCTCACGCGGGCACCAACCCCTCTTCGGCGAGGATCTTCTCCAGCTCGGCACGTTCAGCCGGGGTGGCGGCCTGCGCCAGCAAGTCAGCGTAGTTGCTCTGGGGGAGCGGGGCCGGGGGCACCTCATCGCCGCTGGGGGCAGCGCCCACGTGCGGGCGGATGAAGCACGCGCTCATCAGGTTGCACGCCCCGGCGCAGGCGTCGATCTGGTCGTCGTGGGCGCAGTCGGGGCCGAAGGACTCGGCCTCGTCGAGGAACTCCTTGTTCCACGCACCCTTGAGCAGGAGCACGTTCCCCGCCTCCGCCGCCGCCGCAAAGGGCATGGCACGCACCAGCTTGTCGCCGGTGGGCCGGTCGCCTTTGAAGTTGAACCCCATGAGTATGCGCCTGCGGTAGTGGTCTACCAAGCTCTTGCCGGAAGCGCCGCCCTCTTCCTCCATGCCGATGCGCACGCCCTTGCCGTCCTCGTTAGCGGTGGCGGCCACAAGCATCTCGTTCCCTGCCGGGGTCAAGCGCCGGTGCCGCATGTCCAGCACCACCCACTGCCCGGCCTCGCTGCGCCCCACTTTGGCACCAGCGGTCCAGTCAGGGTCGTTCGCGCCGTTCTCGGGGGTGGCGGCCAAGTCCCAGTACCGGGTGACGGCCCGCAGCCGGGGCATCTCCGCCGGGCTGATGAGCCTGAACCACTGGCGCTGCATCAGGTTGCCGCCCATGTTGAGGAAGCTGCCGTCGATCTCTTGGCGGGCGAAGGCGCTGGTGTACTGCCGCCGCAGCGTGTCCGCGAAGCCGGGCGGGTTGAACGGGTTGTCACTGGTGCGGGCGTGGAAGATCGCGCTGTCCGTGCGCTCGGCGTTGTGGAACACGCCCGCCGTCCAGTGGTTCAAGCCCTTGGGGGTGAACCCGCAGGCGAGCCACCCTTGCCGCCCCTCGTAACGCAAGCAACCTATCAGGATGTCGAACGCGTCGAGGCTGCACAGGCTGGCCTCATCCCACACAGCGCCGCGTAAGCTGGGGCCACGGGCACGCTCGGGGTCATCCAAGCTGCGGCACAGGATCTCGCTGCCGCTGTGCATGCGGATCACTTGGCGGCTCTTGTCGTAGTTATCGATGTGGGGCCGAGCCATCTCCAAGTAGACGCGGAGGATCGTGTCGTTGAGCAGCGGGAACGTGGGCGCGTACATGCCGTACAGCCCGCCCTCCGCACTGCTCCACTTGTAGAGCTTCATCGCGCAGGCGAAGCTCTTCCCCGCACCACGGCCACCCACAAAGCCCACGTACGGCTGCGTGCGGTGGTTCATGAACTCCAGCTGCGCCCGGTGCGCTTGGATGTAGATGGTGTGGGGACTGTCGTTCACGCGGCGGGGGTTCCTTCAGCGGCGGGGCGCTTGACGGTGGCGGTGGTTTCACTGATGTCCCCGAGCCGCACTTCCTTGAAGACCACTTCGCGCGGCGTGGTGTCCTCCACCTGCACCTTGTCCGTGACCTTGCCCTCCGTGCGCTCCACCACGAACTGCCGGGCATGCTCGTCGCCCTCGGTGGCCTGTGCGTAGGTGGTACGGAGTAGCGCGTCCCGCATGTTCTTGGGGCGGAAGTCAGGCCCCCACATGCTCTGGAGCTTGGCGAGCAGGGCTTCCGGCACCGCTTCGTCGCCGATGACGCGGAGTATGTCCGGGATACACTGCGCGAGCTTGGGCCTGCCGGGGCTGCCGG